CGTTCCGTATTCTACGGGATCTCGCACGTGAGTCTGGAAATTACTCTGAGCGCGATTTATCGGTGATGGAAGGTATTGCCTGTGACATATGTTATCCATTGATGGCATATAATGGTGATCTTATCCAGCACTTTGGGTCGAACCCTTCTGGGCAAAACCTGACTGTGTACATTAACTCAATCGTCAATTCCCTTTTGATGAGGTGTGCGTTTTACGATATTTATGGTGTCAACAGCGACGTCAATTTTCGCGATGCGTGCGCTTTGATGACGTATGGAGATGATGTAAAGAGCTCTGTGCACAAGGATTTTAGCGCGTTCAACCATATCTCTGTAGCCAAGTTCCTAGAGGCGAGGGATATGAAGTTCACGATGCCGGATAAGGAGTCTACACCCACTCCTTATATGGCTGACCCGGAAGCGGACTTTCTGAAACGAAAGAATGTGTATAACGAGGACGTCGGATATACCCTCGGAGCTCTGGACCAAGATTCGAAGTTCAAGAGTTTACACGCAGTCCTTCATTCAAAGGCCGTGACCCCCCAACAGCAAGCCATGCAAAACATTGATGGCTTCTTGCGGGAAAGCTTCCCTTATGGACGAGAGTATTACGAACATCGCCGTGATCAAATGCGAGAAATTGCCGAAAGGGCCAATATAGCCCACGGATGCTTACTTTTAGATCAGACTTACGACGATGCAGTGCTTAAATTCAAGGAGAAGTACGACTAGGGATATGATCGAGCGAAGCCCATTGCTCCTTATCCCTTTGGCCCTGACCTGGAATGTCGGTAAAAGTATCCCTCTGTCCGAATTCTCCCTTGGATATATGCTAAAGAGGAGGCTATGAGTCATGATTACCACGCTAGACCCAACCCGTCAGATTAATGGGTCCAAGCGGAGGCTTACTCATAGGACGAGGCCCTCGTGTCTCACCCCTGTTTAGGGGGGTTGTTAGTCGCAACACAAGTCTGACAAAGCATCCTCGGCTTGAGCCGGCCTTGGAATGTTGAATGACGGCTTACTACTAATACTAGCAATTTTAATGTCACCATAAATGAAGGTGACAAATCAACAAAATCGGAGATCGTGAGTTTCCGAGATCAGAACCCTTCCTATGCGTACCATGTCAACTCCGAGATGGACGTGACTCGCAATGTTGCAGACAGGAATGACGATGATCTCGGCAACTTCTTTTCCCGACCCATCAAAACTAGGTCTTATGCCTGGGCCACAGAGTCTACTCTTTTTGAGACTTTTAACCCTTGGCAGGACTACTTCGAGAACCCCCGTGTGATTAACCGTATATCTAACTTCGGACTTATGCGTGCTACCTTGCGTGTAAAGTTCGTAATTAATGGTAACGGTTTCCATTACGGACGCTTAATTGCATCGTATCTGCCACGTCATACTCTTGACGAGTTTACAGTGGATAGGTCTTTCTTTGTGCAAGATGTCGTACAGGCATCACAGCGACCGCACATTTATATGGATCCCACCACTTCGCAGGGTGGAGAGTTATGTTTGCCTTTCTTCTGGGAGGACAACTATCTCTCCGTGCCGGATCAGGAGTGGCGAGACATGGGGCAAATTACGATTCAGACACTCCAACAGCTGCTTCATGCTAATGGGGCGACAGATATCGTTACACTCAATGTTTTTGTATGGGCTGAAGACGTGAAACTCACGATCCCCACCTCTAGTGCACCCGGAGCTTTGACTCCTCAAATGGGTGTAAAGGATGAATATGGCACTGGTCCGATTTCTAGACCAGCTTCGGTTGTAGCTCGAGCTGCAGGGGCACTTAAGAATGCCCCCGCGATTGGGATGTATGCCCGAGCAACTGAGATGGCTGCCAACGCCATTTCTTCTATAGCGACAACGTTCGGCTACAGTCGCCCGAATAATATAGAAGACATCCGTTATTATCGTCCTACACCACTCGGGAACATTGGCAATACAAATGTTGCTGATACTTGCCAGAAGCTTACCGTTGACGCAAAACAGGAGCTTACGGTGGATCCTCGAACTACTGGTATTGGCCCAGCAGACGAATTGACCATTAAGTCTATCGCCACGAGAGAGAGTTATTTGACTCAATTCCCGTGGGACAGGACTGACCCTACAGAGACGCCACTATGGCAGACTGAGGTCACTCCTATGACTTGGGCATATCGTACTGGTGGACCGAATCCAGAAATGCACGTTCCTGCGTGCGCTTTCGCGGCATTACCATTTCGAGTGTGGTATGGTTCGATGAAGTATCGATTTCAAGTCGTATCGTCGAACTATCACAAAGGGCGTATCAAAATTGTCTACGATCCTCACGGATTTGCGACTAACGAGTACAATACGAACTACACGTACATCGTTGATATTGCGGAGGATAAAGACTTTACTGTCCAAATTGGTTGGGGCTCTGACAAACCTTATTGCGTTGTGGGGGCTCCTGGACGGTTCGGGGTTAATAGTGCTGCTCAGGTGCCTTACTCTAATAATGTTACTGGAGTTGTGCCTGGCAATCGCGCCAATGGTGTTCTACGCGTTTATGTTGTTAATGAACTCACCACACCTAATTCGTTAGTACCCAACAACATTGCGGTCAATGTGTTTGTGTCGGCGGGTGATGACATACAATTTCGCAACCCCAGTGCCACCTTGGACAATTATACATACTTCCCCATTCCTAATCCTGAGGAGCTGGACACTAAGGTTCCTGCTCGTAAGGTGTACGACCCACAAATGGGAGAAGTTACCCCGCAAGGAGATACCGAAGACACTGCTGAGCCAAGCAAGCCTATGGCCCAGAGTGTGGATGAAACTATCCTGAACACTGTCTCTACCGACGACCATTATTCTAAGGTCTTCTATGGTGAGGAGATTGTGTCCTTCAGGCAGATGTTGAAAAGGTATTGTCTCCACTACACGGATTCTCTCCGATCTGAGGGAGGAAATGTGGTGTGGAGGACGATCTTCAATGCGTTTCCGTTCCATAAGGGTTTCGCACCCGGAGCGATTTCGCCAGTCACTTTCCCCGTCGAAGCTAATTACAATTTTTGTAAAATGACGCTACTGACGTACCTGACTCCAGCTTTTACTGGAAGACGAGGCGGTGTAAAGTGGAAGATTAACTCCATTTCGGGGGCCGGGAATAACCAAGGTACTATGCTGGTTTCCCGGTTGGATGATTCTGAACCGTACGAATCTGTCGTTACCGACATCGACGGTCAGACGGATGATGCCTTGCGCTCGAATTATTTCGATTTGCTGCAAGGTACAGTGGCTGGTGGAGCCATTACAAACACCTACAACATTCCCACTTTGGAGATTGAGGCACCGTACCAACAGAACCTCAGATTTTCTCCTGCCAAACGAGCGAATTTCACGTCTGATACGTCATATTCGGACACTCTCGTGTACGATAAGATGACGAATTTCTCGATTGGTGAGTTGCAGGTTAACCAGTATTTGTGTGCTGCTGGTGAAGACTTTTCTTTGTTCTTCTTCACAGGAGCACCAATTATGTATTACAACCAGACGGGGGCCATCCCCTAATCTGGTTGGGCTTGAGACATATTATGGATTGATGTCTCATTCTAGGTGGAAAAATCCTACCCCCTCGGCGGTCGAGGGGGGTCCATGACACGCAGGGTGTCGTGGATCGGGCTATGCTCATGATCGAATTGCGATCACGGTGTAGTCCGTGACCGCAACTTCTAGTGAGCGTGGTCCTGTCTGTTGTCGAACCGCAACGGGCACCAGGGAG